ACGGCGCACGATATCCTCCGCGTTGAGCCATTATTCATCCTCTTCCTCTTGTTCAATACTTTCAGTTCCAAGAACTTCACTATTGTATTTCTCTGCCATACGAATCATTCCGTACGCATTCCATGGGGTCATTTCGTCACTTACCTCTGTATGTAGGTAACGAGTTCCTTCGTAGTCTGCCCACTCGGTAATAAGTACCCAGTTAACGCAGATGAAGTTTTCCCCATCCTCGTCTATTTCTTGGAGTGCCTTCATGGCAGTTTCCATAATTTGTTTAAACTTATTTTGCATATTGAGTTTTAATAACTATTGGTTCTGCTGTAAAGATGTCCCACTTGCAAGATATTGAAATTGCTTTGTGGATTATTGATTGCGCATCCTGTGGAGTGAGACCAGGAGTGTCCACTTCCATTGCCTCCATAGCGCCAAGGGCAATGTCACCACCACTGCCAGAGTAGTAGATACCACGACTATCACGGTCCCAAGAATAATCTTCAAAGATAGGATAGATAATTCCCCGCACCACAACAAGAAACGATGAATCGTGTTCCGCAGCATCCCCATCCTCTTTCATGTCATAACCAGCATCTATAAATAACTTACGCATTGCTGGTATAAATTTCTGTGTAATGTACTTATCTAGATTCTCTGAAGCAGTTGGCTTGGGTGCTTTCCACCCAAACTGCAAAAGGTTTGAACCACGTCCAGCCCCTGAACCAGCAATCAAGATTCCGTTGTTTTCGATAATCTTGTATGTAGCCATATTGATTGGGCGACCTGACTCATCAGATGAGCGAGAATCGCATCCGATAACAGCCCAGCCATTACCTTGAATAGCGGCGAGTGTTGTCATGTCCCCTCCTTCAATTAGATACGCGATGAAGTTCTTGCGCTAGCGTTTGCCGCTCCGCCAATATTTAAACTGTTTAGTAGTGTTGTTACATCTTGTGGTCCGCCAGGAGCAATAGCGCCTCCTACTGGCGCAGCGGGAGCAGGGGACGGTTGCTCAACCGTAGGTGCACCAGCAGGAGGTAATTCTGGAGCAAAGACATCTGTAATTGCATCTTCAATACCCGCCCTGAGTAATCATTTCAGGAATTGCTTGTGCACTGGACTGAAGAGATGTAACGAGAGTGTTTCTCATTTCTTCTACTTCAATCTTTTCTTGTTCCTTGGTTACGTTAATTCCAAATGGAAGTTCACGCATAGCCATATCACGGCTAATGAGTTTGCCACCCAAAGCCTGAAGCATAAAGATAAGTCCCTGTGCTGGATTAAGACCAGCCAACATTCCATAACGGACATCTGCAGAGTAATCACCTTTGATGTCCTTGCTTGGTAGATACTCAAGTGAGTATGGAGAACCAGCGTCTACGCCACGAATTGTCTTTGTAAAGTTATATAGTGCTTCATCAATCTGGAAGCATACGCTAATAACATCCTTGAGAGCAGAGGCAAAGATTGCCTGTGCTGACTTAACCTGTGTATCAAAGCCACCCATAAGCGCTTGAACGCCCTGTCCAGTAACAATTGATGCATCAATGTTTCCAGTACGTGATTCTGGATAACGTGTTCCAGTACGTAATTCTGATTGAAGAACTGCCTGCTCTTGGAATGCGCCTTGAGGTAGAGTTAGTTCTACACGGCGTACACCTCCAGGAGTGTTGGTGCGAATGATTGCATCGCCACCAAGTTGGAAGTCTTGAACATCACCTGGGACAACGATTGGTGCCTGTACTGACTTCTCTGCTGCTTCCATCGCAAGTAATGCGAACCTATTACGAAGCAACTGAATACCTAGTACATCATCAAACTGTCCACGGGCTTCGCCATCTACGGATGGACGAACCGCTACTACAACCATCATCTTACCAATTGGATTAGCAGCCTGAGAAAGTATCAGGTTGTTTCTTGTTGGTACATAGATAGTTGATTGCTCTTTGTCGTAGTAACGAATTACCTCAATATGTGCATTAAGGTCTTGTTCGTATCTATCTGAACCAAGCAACTCGTACTCATACTCTGGGAATTGTGCAACCAATTCAGCCAATGTCATGAGGTAGCGTTTAGCGAAGGCGATACAACGTCCGTAGCGGTCAAACTCTGGGTAAGCCCCAATTGGATTTTCTACTCGTATACGTGGTAGCCCTGCTTCTTCGTCTAATTCAATAATGAAAGGGACGAAACCATATGTAATGTACCAGTCTGCGCCTGTGTACATCTGAACTTGCAAATCTGAATTAACAAAGTAGTTAGAAGCGATGCGTGTGCGCTTATCAGCAAAGGAACGAGCACGGTCGTTCGTCTGATTGGCTGCAGAACAGTTAACTGCAGGTAGCGGTGCCATAACTTCGGACAAGTCTTTAGCAACAATGTCAACAAAGTTAGCAACTACGTTTGCATCTACGCCTTCTGGAAAGAATTCTGGGTAAACATTAGAGATTTTTCCTGTACGTACGGCAAGTACGTCTTGTTGACGTCTATCACGCTCAGAGGCGCGGAACTTGAGGGACTCAACCCGTGCTGAAATCTGTTTAATTGATAGCAATTACTTGCCTTTCTTTCGTGAATTTAAGAATGCCTGCAATGCACGCTTATCTGCTTCAAGTCTTCTTACACGTTCTGCGTTGCGGCGAACTCTCTGAGCCTCAGCAATACGATTTTCAATACGTGTTATCTCGTTTTGAACATCATTGCGGGCTTTTTTATTTCTTAAACCTTGTTCGACTCTACGATTTGCTTCACCTTGTACGGTTCTTTCAGCAAGTGTGTTAACTTCGCCGCGTGAGTAATCACGCTTTCCAACCTTGCGTAGGATTGCAATCTCACGTGGAGTTAATTCTGTTATGCGCTTATCTGTTGTTGCCTTACGAGACTCCATGCTTGGCAAAGACTTATCTCTGCTTGGACGTGGTGTTCCACTTAATGGCTTGCCAGCGCGTTCTTTTCTCTTGGCAATAGATGTTTTCTCAAACTTACGGCGTTCTTTACTAAATTTTTTTGAAGATGCCTTCAACATTGCTTCATAGCGTTCGCGTTGCGCTGGTGTTAAATCTGGATAGTTTGGTTTTTCTGCTGGTTTTTTTGCAGAACCTAATGGACGATTTAAACCACGTGGAGATAAAACACCAGATTCAATCGGACCAGTTCTGTCTCTGAAACTCTCTTTTGTTAATCTATCTTTGCTTAAAGCACGTGAAGTCTTAATACTTGTATCTGGCTTCTTACCTTTTCTACCACCAAGAGTAGTTACCTTAACTCCACCACTAGATGTCTTCTGAGCAATAGGACCAGTACGTGCAGTGCGTGGCTTAGATAGTGTAGGAACTTTGCGTGCTCCGCCAGGGTTTTTCTTAGACTCGCGGTAAACTTCTTTAACGTCCTTGCTTGTAATCTTTTTTGAAGCAGTCTGAAGTTGTTTCTTCTTGGCTAAATTCTTTGCAATAATTTTGGCAATTGAGGATACAGCCATTATCTACCCATGTTTCTGTATAACTTGGATACCCTCTTAGCGCCCTTACCTACGATGCCCCCAACTGAACGTGCAACCTTCGCATATGGAAATACAGTAAGTGCCACATCTGTTTTAGTTTTAGGAACCATAAAGTCAATAACATTTAATGCAACCTTAGCAGGACCCTTGGTAATAGCCTTTGGCTTTGCAAATTTTTTAGATGGTGCAATCTTTGTTGTCTTAGCCATTGCTCTTACCCTTCTTCTCTAGGTTCTCTTTCATGAGACGGCGTGCTTCGGCAATCCAGTAATCTCTCACCTCTGGTGAGGCAGCACGCTTACGAAGTTTCTCATTTGCCGCAGCAATCTGATATGTCTTCTGCTTATTAGTCAAAGGCTTTTTCTTAGCAGGCTTCTTCTTTGCTGCCTTAGATACTGCCTTAACAATCTTCGCTGGATTAGCCATTACTTTTTCTTTTTCTTTACAGGAACTTTAGGTTCAAACTTTAACTTTTCCATCTTGTATTTTTTTGTTTCCTTCTTAGAAGATGGAGCCATTTGCTTTGTAGCCTTACCCAGGTTACGTGGCTTTACTTTTCCAGAACCAGTACCACCTGATACGTCTGTAAGTTTTCCTTTTCTGTAATCAAAACTTACATTTCCACCAGTACGGTACTCAGCAATCTCATTAAGATTCTGAACTCGCTTCTTTACCTTAGCGGCGCCTTTTGATAGACCCTTAACAACTTTAATTGGATTAGGCATTATTTACCCTTCTTCTTAAGATTTTGCTGAGAGTTAATCTTTACTACTTTTCTTGTTGCTTCTTTTCTAACCGCTTCTCGATTGCTGAGTTTTTTTCCTTTAACTCCTTGAGCACGAGACTTATCGAATCCTTTAGGATATGAACGCAATCCTGTATAAGCCATTTCGCTTGAAGCGTCATAAGCCTTTTCTGCTTTTTCCCACTGATAATCTAGAGCGCGTTCTTTACGTTGCGTTGCAGTTAGTCGTGCACCACGATTTTCTAGTCCACTTAGTTTGCCTGTAAGCGAAGCCTTTGATGCAGCAGAAGTTCCTGTTGTCTTTCCTTGCTTACGCAAAGTGCTCAGACTTCCACCACGCTCACGGTTAGGACGAGCAGGCTTTGCATTCTTTATAATACCTTTTAAAGTTGGTCCACCAACATTGCGATTGTTCTTTGACACTGGCTTGTTAGCAGCCTTAAGTCCACGCTTGTTGGCTTTGGCTTCAGCCTTTGATAATGGCTTAGCATCTTTAATCTGCTTCTTTACGGCTCCGAGTACTCCGCCACCAATTTTAATTACGTTAGGCATTTACTTACCCTTCTTCTTAACAGGTACTGACTTGCCGCGATTGCCACGGTACTTAGACTCTGCTGCCGATTGTCCAGTGTTGCGGACAAGTGGGTGCTTATCTAGACGAGAGCGAAGATTTGTTTCCTTCATAGACTCACGGCGAGATGTGTAAGGAGGGGTATTGTCTGCTCTTGTAAGTTCTTTTTTAATATTTTTATTTTTACTTACTTTGACATACGAGTCTTTGCTATCAACAATTTTAACTTTTGAGTTCTTACCAGAAACCATAGGTCCCATTTTTTGAGCAACGTCAGAAGCCTTGTTTGCTGCTTTGACTTTTCCACTTGTAATATTGGAACCTTTGCTTGTCTTCTTACCACGTGGGGCAGTAGCCTTTTTAACAGCCTTGCCAACAATCTTAACTACATTAGCCATGTTAATTCCTTATCCGTAGTTCTCAGCCCATTGCTCAGCAAAGGCTTCATCTAAATTAATGATTACTCGTTTTTCTCTTTGTGCTCTTGTTGACCAACGGTTGTTGGTGTAGTGGTTCATGAAACTTGTCTGCTGCATGAACTCACGTGCTCTCAGCACGGCAAACCAGAGTGCCATCACGCAGTCGGTCTTACCTCTGGTGTCTGGCTTCCAAGTAATCAATTGCTGAGTAAGGGCTTTAAGTCCCTCAGACCCATCCGCAGATGGGAGTTCTATTTGGTTGTTCTCTTGGAACTTCTCGTTGTACATAGTTCCGAAGAGTGTTGACATAGATGCCACACCAAAGGAAGTGTCCCACTTGTTCTTGTTTGTATGGTGAGCCTCAAGGCGAACGCCGTATGCTCCAAGCCATTGTCGTAAATCCTCATCCAGAGAGTACGCCTTCTGGTGAGCGTTAATCTCCACACGCAGTTCTTGAGGACGGTACTTTTCTACAAGTTCCTCAATCATTGCACGAATCTTTTGCGGAGTAGGTTCGCTCATATTGATGCAGTCTAAAACGTAAATTTTTCCGTCAGCCCTGTTATAGGTAATCGGAACAAAGGCTGCATGTCCTGCACCCATCGCGGGGTCAAACCCAATAATTGTGTAGCCTTCTACCTGAGTCGGATGTCCCACCGCGCCTTGGCGCAATGGTCCACGCTTACGTCTACGTTCAGTGCTTGCTTGCACCAAGACGGGAGGGAAGATGGAATCTTCTTCGACATCCTCCTGCTGATAGACCAGTGCCCATGTAGATGGGGTTACTTCACCTCTGCGCCTGTGGAGCGCTTGACCATCCCACTTCGGGTATAAACCATTTTCGTCAGGAGTATCGTCATCGCCATCCCAAGGAACATCGCTTTTCTCCCAGAGAGTTTTCCAGTTCTCTGGTTTGTCCGCGTATTCAAGTACGGCAGGCATACCCATATAAGTGAAAGGGCTCTTACCAGACGACCAATACTTTGGCTCACGAAGTTCGCGGTAGAAATCAACGGCTGCAATTCGAGTCCCCACAATCATCAACTTGCCGTTTTTACCCAAACGGGTAATTACTTCTTTTTGAAGCCAGTCAATCTGCTTCTCATACTCATGGGCGTTAGCAGTTGTAATGCAGTCGTCCAAGATAATCAGGTCAGCACGTGCACCGTAAATCTGACCGCCCATACCTAGTGCCTGAATGGTTGGGTCTTTTTCGCTAGAGTTTCTCGCATCACTCCCAAGGTAAACGGTGTCAACTCGCCAAGTATCTGCGTCTTGTTTCCAACCCCCTTCTGGACCAAATGCAGTTTGCATCTTTAGCCAGCGCGGGTGGGAGAGCCTTTGCTTGATTGCGTACACGAACTCGCGTGCTTTGAGCAACGTCTTACTGACCACAATGATGCGGACGTTAGGATTGAGA